GTTGTTACAGCAAACGGTTGGAAAGCAGAGGCTTGTCCACCACGAGTAGCATACTGAGACGCTTGGCCTAAGATATCTCCACGTAATTCTCTGATGTTTTGAATGGGTACTTGCAACGCCGCACCACTTGCTAGTCCACCAAGAGCCTGTGAAGCTGTTTGTGCATTACTCCCGGTAACTCCTAAGCCACCTAAGATATCATCAATCAAAGCCATTAGTATGTTCCTCCGTCAATAGTCCCGGCAGTTAGTGTACCTGTGACATTGACGGTAGCGGCTGTCACAGTGCCTGTAAATGTAGGCGATGCCGCATCAGACTTGGTAGCCACCGCTGTCTGAATCGCATCAAATTCGTCATCAATCTCAGAGCCTTTGATAATCTTGGCAGGGTTACCAGATGCCAAAGAGTCCTTGACTGTAAAGTTAGTTGTCTTAGTATAGTTTGACATTAGATAGTCCTTCCTACGATTGCTTGTGCTGTAAGTCTCTGTATTGATACCTGTGATCCATTCACTTCTGCTTCAATACCAAGTTGTACTACTTGACCGCCACCACTTGCGTTTGTAGTTGGACGGTTTACCAAGACTCCTGCGTTAAATTCACCGATGTTGTATTCGGCAATGTTATACTCAGCAATAACCTGAGTGGATAAAGTAAATCGTTTTTTCTTGTAGGCATACGAGTAATCATAGCCCCAGTTAAGTGTTACGTCTGTAGCACTACCACCAATAATTGTAATCTTTAAATTCTTTAGTAGTTTTAGATTTGATGGAGCACCAAAGTCAATGTAGTTTGTAAAGTATGACATCTGGTATGCTGTGCCGTTGTCTGTAAAGCCTGTATACTTTGCAATACCACTGGTCTTACCAAGCAATAAATCACCGCTACGGGTACGACACAAAGCCTGTGGAGCTATCGTGTCCCACTGGGTAGTACGATGCGCTCCGTTTTCTAACGGTGCTCTCATATCAAAACAATAGGTGATGTTCGTTGTCGGTAAGTGAAGGAGATAGAATGCTTCTTCAGGAGAATACACAGAAAATATATTTCCTGTTTCTGCAGAAATATAAGAAGTTAATTCTGTTCTTACATTCTTAGAGATATCTCGCATTGGTGCAGACTTCTCTTGAATGGTACGTTGTAAACTACGTAGTCCAGAGTCAGATAAAAAGATAAGGTCTGTGCCTGTAACCTGTACAGAGTCACGAGCAATACAGCCAACACCTACAATAGTATCAGCAAGCCGCATAGTCGCAGGGTCTTCTGCCCCTTGATACAAAAGTATTTGACGCTTACCAAAGATAGCTAAGATACCGTTATGCACAGCCAGTGCAGTAATTTCATCAGCACCGTCAGGCCATACTTTAGATATATCTATACTACCACTACTTCCTGTGTCCCATTTAACTCCAGTGAGTAAGTCTGACCAGTATACAATAGTGTTATTGGTAGACGTTTTGGCAACCCAGAGTCTACCAAATCCAGACTGCACAATATTGCCAGAAGGTACAGTACCGGAGTAATCCGGGTGTGCGCTAACTTCATCACAGGTTGTCCCATTATAGTAAATAGGATCAGACCCCTTACGAAACAAGTAGTGCGTCCCGTTTAAAGTAGCGTGATCGTATAAACCATCGGACACTGTATGTGATGCCGGTGTAATATCTGTAAGTGTTGTAGTGCCTGTATAGATTGCAGTAGCACTACTAGAAATAACTTCAGTAGTTCCGTCAGCCTTGACAAACTCACCGATAGAAACTATAGAGTCTGCACCAGATGTTGTTTCGTATACCCATCCCTTACGTGCACCAATACGTCCAAACTGGTCAATGACACAATTTTCTGCTACCAGTGCAAACTGTTCAGGCAATGATGTAGGACTGTCTTGGGTATTAAGACCAAAGAACCCCGGTGCTTGGATTGCAATACTTTGTAGTTGCTTTGCCATTACACATAGTTCCAGATTAATTCTTCAGGATGAAGATTTCCATCTAAAGCAATTGCATTTCGTAAGTCTTCTTGTGCAAAAATAATTTGTTCTGCCGCTGACTGTCCACCTGTTTCTCCACGCTCACGCAATGCATATGCAAATGCAAACTGAATGATAGGCTGTGAAGGTAACAAGGTGGTATCGGCATCATCAGACAATGATGTGTTTCTACGTACTGTGTAAACCGATAAAGTTTCTACAGCGTTTGGTGTTTGGTACAGCCTAACTTGTGCATCACCGTTAGAGTCTAACCCTTCAATAGCAAAGTACTGTACCGTACCTTGGGCATTGTCTGTCCCTAGTGCTAACTCTCGTACTCGTTGTAATGATTCTTGTTTAATGTACGTGTTATTTGTTTCGTTGTGTGCATACAAAACTTTAGAACGAGAACCAAAGCCTGTTAATGCATACGTAGATGTACCGGCCACAGTAGTGATACTGTATGTATGACGTAGGGCTGTCCAGTCCCACGCATTTTCTACAGACTGTACTGCATCATTAATAAAGTCACCAATCAATTTAGAGTAGTCTGACTCTGCAATTGTGGTAACTTCTTCTTCCCGTAACTTACGGAGTACTGCATTTACAAGTTCTAAATAGGTCATAACTTATTCTACCATAAAATAATTTAAATGTCAACCCCGTAAGAAAGGATTCTTTAATGAGTCAGTGCCTAGTAACATCTGTGCAATATCTGTACCTGCTGTAGGTGTTGGACTCTCATCACTATCTTCTCGTCCCTTAACCATAATATCACTATCGTCTAACCCTGCTACTTGCTCTAGGTTAAAAGAAGGAAGATCAAAGTCTGGTAAGTCAATATCAATATCTGGAACATCTACGCCTGATAAGTCTACACCTTTAAGATTAAGGTCTGTGTTAAAAATATCAGCAACACTGTTAAGACCAAGATCACTTGCTTTGTAGCCTTCAAAGTCAAATCCTTTGACATCTACATTAGGTGCATTTTCACGTACAAAGTCTTCAATAAATGCTAGGTCTGGTTTTTCTATGTCACCAAACTCACGTGCATAGTCTTCAATGAAGGCAAGATCAGGTACAAATTCGTCAAGGTTTACGCCTGCAACAGTACCAATTTCACGTAGGCTTGGATACTGAACATCAATGTCAACATCAATGTCTCCAAATTCTCCACCACGCTTACGCCATTCTTTAGCCCCTGCAAATAATGCTTCATCAGGATCACTACCTTGGTCTAACGCCACTGCAGTTTTAAGAGCACCATAGCCATAAGCATTAACAGTAGGATCATCAGACCCAAGTGCTCCTACAATTTGATCGCCAAAACGATTGGCAATAACTGCAGATGGGTCTTCACCTCGTGCAATATCAAAACCTGCACGTACATAATCCATGTTATCATTTAAAATATCTACTGCACCTTGACCATATGTACTAGCAAGGGCTGTCTTTGCTGAGTCTTCTAAGCCTGAAGCAATTTCACTAAAGGCTTCATCACCAAAGTTTTGAATCAGTACGTCTTGGAAGTCTGCACCATCTGCAATGGCCGCCGCAGACTTAACAAGCTGTGCAGTTTCTGGAGGGACTGGGACGCTACCTAGTGCCGCTACTGACGAGATACCAAGCTGTGCTAAATCACTAGCTCCAATGTCTTGTCCACTGTTAGCTTTAGCATAGGTACGTAATGTTGTTGATGCAATCTTACCGGGAGTAGGATCAACGATTGTTGCAATCATTTGAACATAAGGGTTTTCAATGACATCATTAAAGCCATCAAACACTGGTGTCACTACATCACGTACACCGTCTTCAAAGTCTGCTAAGGCTTCACTAACCGGATCAACTACATCCTGTACTACATCACCGACACCTTCAACAACATCGCCTACAGCACCTGTGACATTTTTAATAACTTTTGTAACTGATCCGCCCATTAGACTGTATGCCTCATGTAGATACCCCTTGATTTAAACCCAAACAACCTAGCAAATTTAGCTGTGTTTTCTTGGGGTGGTAAAGCCCATATATCATCAGTGTAGTGTTTACGAAACTCTGTCCACTGTAGTTTTAGTTCTTTATATATGCTAGTGTTCCAAGTATTAACAGTAGCATGAATAAAAGTTGTTAACTGTTTGTTAAAATTAACAACCTCTAAAGTAATGCTATAGTCTTTAGAGTATATAATTGGTATTACCATTTAACTTTGTCAGCCCAGTATGCCGCTGACATTTTACCCTTTGCAATGTTCTTGCCATGCCGGGCTTTAAAAGATTTACGTTTTGCTTTCATTCGGGCTGACTCTCCTGCTTTTGGTTTACCTGCTGTAGATGCACCCTTCTCACCAAAGCGTATAGTTTTAATCTTGTCGCCTTCTTTTGCTACTACAACATGAGACTTCTTTGGATGATTCGGTGTACGCTTAGGTTTATTATACCCGCTTACTCCTGCCCTGTCAAGTCTACTATCTTTCTTTGCAAGCATCTTAGCCTCCTTGGATAATATTATTTTCTTCAATCAACGATATAAGCATCGTCATCTGTTGTGTAGCAAATGCAGAAATACTGTCGCCTTCACGCATCATAATGAAAGCATTGATTTCTCCACCAATTTGGAAGAACTCTTTAGCTGTTACCGTGTAGCCTTCAAGTACAGAGAAGGTAGTGTCTTGCTCTGCGTTGTAGTAGTCTACTTCTACAGTGCCGTTAGAGCCGCTAGTGTTGGTAATGTACATCAACACCCATTGAGCACTTTTACCGGCAGGGACTGTGTACAGTGTTTGTGATGTGCCTGTTAAAACAGCACCGTAGCTTTTACGAATCATTTGCGTCTCTTACCTGATGCTGTAACAGTGTGTTTAATTTTAGCAGGTCCAGTCTTGCGTGATGTACTGCTACGTTTATCAGCCGCTGACATCTTAGCCGCTACAGCCTTGGGCCTACAAGAAGGATACGGACGACTGCTACCACCCTTGGCAGACTTGCGTCCACAGGGCTTACCAGTTTTGAGGTCAATCCATTCTTCCCCAAACCACTTGGTAAGACCGCCCTGCTTCTTGTTCTTACTTGTACTTACCGCCACGCTTTTTGTACTCCTTAGTGAGCCATCCACTAGCATACGCAGAAGGCCAGACCTTATACTTTTTCTTAGCTTCAGCCTTCACACGGTTGTACAGTGCCTTGTTTGTTGGGGTAGCCATTACTTCTTCTTAGCTACTTTCTTTTTCTTAAGAGGCTTTGCCATTGACTTACGTAATGAAGATTCAAACTTCTTCATACGATCAGCCGCACCGGGGTCACGATGTGTTTTCTTCTTAGGTCGCCCTACTTTACTACCGTATGTACCTTTACCCATTGGCATAATTACTTTCCTTTCTTCAGTTCAGTTGTATACTTAGTGCCGTTCCATGTGAACGTCTTAGCACCCTTCTTACGGAAATGTGCAAAGGCTTCATCAAATGAAACACCACCCTTAGATACACCTACGTTATAATTCTTAGCTCTTGCAGACGGTGTAGCCTTTTTAGTACCACGCTTCATCTGACCCTTAGGAGTACCAGTCTTTTTAGGCATTGTAGCCTGTGAAGCCTGATCGACTGCTACCGCTCCTGCACCAACAGCACCGGTTGTACCAACAGCTTTCTTAGCTCTGCGGGCGGCAGTACGCTTGCCCATGCGATCATAACGCTCAACAGTTTTAGGAGAAATAACCCTTCCTGTTTTTTTACTTTGAGGAGCCTGTCCAGTTTTAGTACGCTTAACTTGATTACCACGTCCAACAAGTTTACGAGCTTGTGTAGTTACAGCCTCTTTAGTTTTAGAGGCCGCTGTACGAACTGGCTGTACTTTTTCAACAGCACGTTCTGCACTTTGAACTGCTTTTTTTCCATGTTCACGAACAGCCGCTGATCGTCCTTGCTTTTGAATCATTTGAACAATACCTCTAGTAATGTTAGGTAATGCTCGTAATGCGGCGGCTCCTATAATTGCGGGTAAGGGCATAGTTATTTCCTTAATGTTTCCATAAGACCTTTACCGGCTTTGACACCAAATGAGGCCAGTACAATTACCATGAGAATCTCATGATACCAAGTCGGCAAAGTTGCCAATGCTGTGAACCCTGATTGGATATGTCCTACCATGCTTGGTATAAAGACAAGGATCAGAGGTATGCTGAACACTATCGTAAGCCACTCGTCCTTCCATGAGTTCTTGGAAGCCTCTGCCATGATGCGTTCCCAATCCGCTGTGGACTGTGCCGCTGTTTTCAGTGC